ATGTTGCAGGCTTTTGGCGCAGGCGAAGCTGTGTTCCCTGCCGATACAATTACAACGTTCACCACTGCGGTGACCGGTGTGCTTTCGGCGAACATTGGTGTGGTGATTGGTATCCTCGCGTTTGTCTTTGGTATCAAATTCATCATGCGCCTCTTTAACAAGAGCACCCGCGGTCATATGTAAACCGTGAGCCCATAACAATTAAGTTGTGGGCTGAATTGTCCAGATTTATAATTTTATTTCCTCCTTTTCCCCCGCAACACTATTATGATCTGGGCTATTCAGCTCACAAGAAAGATGATTATCAATGAGTTTTTTACTTTTATTATCACTTATCATTTTGAATTATCAGATTTATAAGTTATCGCAGCTACTTATTGTGATAGATGAGCAGCGTGTTGATATCACTCGTTTTCAAAATGATAAGTCCTCTACGGAGTTAAATAATGGCAAACACTGAAGTCATTAACCTCATACTGCAACTGACGAAAGAAATGTTGATATACATGCTTCCGATTATCGGTTTGCTATCTGGTTTAATGCTTGTATTGTCGTTCTTGCTTCACGTCACTATTAATGCTGTAAAGAAGTTCTGATTGTGTGGGACGTTGCAGTTGCACATTCGTTTGCGCAAAAAGTAGCTATTGTGATTACCTTTGCTATTGTTGCGTTTATTGTTTATCAATTTAGGTTTACGCGTCATGATTAAGCTATTTAAGTTGTTATTCCCCTACCCTTTTTCTTATACTTCTCGATTTACTCAGTTATATGTTATGTTTTGCTTTGGTTTTTTGTCTGCTTTTCTTGTTGCTGGGATTTTTAGATTTATTTTGTTATTAGTTTTTATGTCGATGTATTTGTGTTATCGCACAGAGTTTTCTAATTATAGGAGTAATCACCATGACGAGCATTAAACGATGTATGTTGATTGTTTTAGCGGTGTTATTGTCATTGTCTAGTGTTATTATGGTTTTTTCGAGTAAAGCTTGGGCAGCTAGTAAGTACGACGATGTTTATCAAACTACCTCTGAATTGATTCTATCTGATGGTATACAAAATAGGTGCGAAAAAGAAAATATTACGTATTCTTGGGATACGTATTTTGACCATGAAAAGTATAAAATGTATGATTCTTTTTCAAACAAAGAACAACTAAAGAAAAAACTCGACGATGCCCGTGCAAGTTTTAACAGGGCTAAAATCTCTGGTGTTTATGGTGTTACTTTAAGTAAAAGTGTAGGTGTGGTAGGTTCTGGTAAAAGTGCTGTTAATATCTATTGGTCGGAAGATAAGAGTGCGGAATTAGAGTGGGCTGAGGGTCTTTTGAACATTAAGAATGTATATGTATTGAGTATTACTTGTGGCAAAGAATTTGAGCAAGGTACGAATAAATACGTATCAATGGTTAGTTATCCGTATAAGACTTCGACGATTGTTTCAGCTAGCGATGGATTACAGCTAAATTTCTTTATAACTGGTAAAGATTTCGAGTATCCAGAGGGTTATGAGGGTAAAAAACTTTATGCTACGCCTGATATGAAAACTCCTTTGTCTCCTCAGTGGGTTTTGTCGGTTGACAGACGTCGTGTTACTGGTCATGTGCAAGATCCGAATAAGGATGATGTGAAACGTTGTTTAACGTTAAGAATAAAAGATAAAGATGATAATATTCTTTTTGAACGGACTCAAGAAAATCCTGGTATTTCTTGTGCTAAAGTTCTGCCTTTTACGTGGACTGCCCCTGCGTTAGGCGCGTATTATTTTGAAACTGAGTTTTTTGTACCTATTCCTTTTATCGCTCCGGAAAATGAGAAGTGGGTAAAGCAACGTGTGAAGTTTGAAGTAAATGGTCAATCGTATATGATGTCTGACAAAACTCAGCATTGTGATGAGGATGGTAAATGTGAAGATTTTGATCCTGTGCGGTTATGCGATTTTAATTTGGAGCAAGCTAGGAAGTCTTTGTCTAAGCCTAATATTTTTGAAGCTGCTGCTTATGCATTAGATTGGTATGGTTGTTTTTTGAATGCTAAAATGGTTGAGTTTTGGAATTTTTTGAGGGATTTGTTTATTCCTGCTTTACCTGATTTGAAAGGTCCATTTAATCAATTGTCTGACGCCTTATCTAAAAAATTAGGTTTTCTATTTTATCCATTTAAGTGGTTTATTCAGTTATTTCAAGCTTTAATAAATGCCACCTCATCGTGTTCTATCGATACGTCACAAGTGCCAGGTGCTAATGCTAATGGTTTATTTTGGGGTCGTCCCGTGCGGTTGTCTGTTTGTTCTGCCGAACGCGATTTGCCCCAAGTTTATAATGTTTCGGTATTCTTTATACGTATAGTTACTGTGTTCGGTTTGTTATATTCGTTGTACCATCGTTTGGTTAATTTACTTACGACTGATCGTATTGTAAAGGCTGCGCAGGAGGGTAGAAAGTGATATTTACTGGTTTATTTATTATTGTTGTTAATGTCGTTGTTTTTATTCTTGCGTTATTTCCTGATTTGCCTGCTACCCCACGGGCTATTGTTGATATTGCAAATTTTTTATTGACGTTTTTGACTTCTGCGTTTGGTTTTATTATGCATATTTATACGCCTGTTTTGGCTGCTGTCGTGGTTTCACTAACACTTGCATTGATGTTTTTTAATCAGGGTTATGTTGTCGTCGTATGGATTCTTAAGCGGTTACATTTATGGAAGTAGGAGGTTGTGATATGCTGGTTCTATAAATAATTGAAAGGTAAAATAAAAATGCAAAATACAGTAAATAATATATCAAATTTATCTAGTGACTTTTCTGATATTTTCTTGATAGCGTGTGTTGTTTTTGCTTTTTGTGTTATTTTGTTGTTATTGATTAAGTTGATGTATTTTTCAAAGATATGGGCTATGACGTCCGATATAAGCGCTATTAGGAAGTCGGTAGATAAGTTGTTAGAGAAACAGGAGTCTTTGTGTAATGCCCAATTATCTACCCCTATTAACCAAATCCAAGAAAATAACGATTCAGACGATTCTTGATGATATAAATTCTCAAAAGGATAAAGATTTATTTCGCCCGTCTGGTACACAGGTGTATGTTGGTCGCCAAGGTTCTGGCAAAACTGTTTCTGCCGTTTATCATGCTATAAAATTAAAAAAGCGCTATCCGAAGTGCATTATTGTTTCAAATCTTAAATTAAATTTTCTTGAAGCGGTTGATGCTATTGATTATTTGCGCGACTCTTCCCTTTTTAATCCAAGAAAACAATATGTATTATTTAATTCAATGTACACGCTTGAACGTGTTTTAGTTGGCGTCAATAATGGTAAATTTGGTGTCGTTTATATCATAGATGAGATACATACGTATTTTAATGCGTTAGACTCGAAAAACATTCCGATGTTTGTATTTACGGAAATATCTCAGCAGCGTAAGCAACGAAAGCTTATAATTGGCACGTCACAGCTATTTATGCGCGCTGCTAAGCCGTTACGCGAGCAATGTGATAATGTTATCGTCTGTAGTACTTTTTTGGGTGTTCTGACGCTCCAAAAAGCTTATGATGGTGAAACTCTTGAGCAGGACTATAGTGGGCGTCTGATTGGCGATAAACGTAAAACCGGTTTCTTTATTCACACAAGAGAAATACGGAATGCTTATGATACGTATCAAAAAGTTGTGTCTGGTAAAGACCAGCTCGATGCAATTGAAAAACCAGTTCAAATTGAAATAAATGGAAAATTGCTAAAACGGTAAAATATTTGTCGGGTGATGTCAAGGTTACCTTGACGAGCCCGACAATGTGTCCCTACTTGATAATAGGGACACATTGTGCATAGTAGACACGCGATGTCTATAATCTATTACGCTAATTTGGGGGTATAAATTATGTCATACTATAGCAAAGAGTCTGATGTTCGTGTAGTGTCAGATGTCGTGAAAGAGTATCCTCATATGATTCGTATTTACATTTATCATAATTCATTTCCTATCAACCCTACCCCTAAGTTGATTGCAAGTCGTAAAAAAGATAAGCCCGATGATGTTGATATTATTCGTTCTATTCGTCGTACGCGTACGACAATTTACGATATAATCCTTTCTAACAAGTTTGAATATTGGTGTACATTCACCTTTTCTGCAAAAGTTGGTGATCGTTTCGATGAGAAGTACTGCCGTCATACAATGATGGTTTGGCTGCGTAATCAACGTCGACATTCTCCTAATCTGAAATATCTTGTTGTTCCTGAGTATCATAAGCGGTGTGAGGATTGTGTGAATGCAAAAGCTAAGACGTGTCCTCATCATAACCAACCGAAAGCCGTGCATTTTCATGCGCTTATTGCTAATTTTAATGGTGCTCTTCGTCTCACAAAGTTGCGCACACAAGCGGGTCAAAAAGTATATAATGCTACCGGTTATCGTTCTGGTTTTACAAAGTTTGTTGAGTTGTACGATACTGAGAATCCTGAAAAGCTTGCAAATTATATGACAAAATATATCACAAAAGATATGCCAAAGTTTGGTGGTAAGAAGCGCTATTGGGTTTCGCAAAATCTCGTTCGTCCGAAAAGTACCGTTAATGGAATATTCGCGTTTCGGCTCGAGAAGCTTATCTGGAATAGAATGCCGAAGTATGTAACTAACGATTTCGAAGTTGTAGAAATTCCAAAAACTCCGGGTATTGCGCTTACGCGTGATGTGCAAGGTCACTTATTAGAGGTCTCCCCGACAGCTTCCACGGATGAGAAAAAACGCCTGGCTGCAATGCGCAAGAGATCGCGCGAGGGCGTGGATATATTTGCGCATTCACCAAGCGTTTGCACTTCAATTAGCCGTTAGGCGTATTGCGAGCATGAAAAAAGGCGCTTAAGCGGGTTGCTCAAGCGCCTAGTTTTATTGTAGTATTTCGTACCAAATTTTTGTTGCTTGTTCTATTTGGCTACGTCGTTCCCTGCTCTCTTGATACAGGTTATGCGTGTCTGGTGTTGTCTCTCCATAGAGCCATTCCCACCAGCTTAAGAGTAGATTGTATAGTTCTAATTCTGTTCTTGGTGTTTCGTCTGTGTTGACGTTTATCCCCAGCCCTGTGTTTGTGAATATTCTGATTCTCATAGCATAAATCCTTTCTTATTATTCTTGCTATGCAGTCGGGTTATAGGGTTTCAAAATTAAAAACATATGTGGAGATACAGAGGATTATGCAGCAACTAAAAATATAAAATTAATAATCCCCTGCTATTCGACATTGTTTTTTATTTTAACCCTATATAATAAATCGACAGCAAGAATAAAAACGTTTGGTTGTAAATTCGTCAAGTATTTTTGTAAATTTTACATTCTATATTGTACGACGCTACATAACAGAGGTAATCAAGGTTATTACACCGGACATTGTACGACGTTAGACTTTTGTATTGTTTTTTGATATGGTGACTTTATAAATATTTAATGGAGGTTTCCTTTTATGCAACCATCGACAAAATTACCAGACAATCTTAAGTCTCGCCTATCTCGTGTGTATTTTGCGCAACGTTCGTTTACTGATGATTCTGGTAAGTCTGTTGTCTATGAACGTCTCGTCCTTGAAGTTTTAATTAAAGATAAACCATTTAATCTTGAGTTTAAGGTTTCGGATAAAGATAAAGCAATATTATATTTGGCTGATGTTGTTGATTAGCCGGCTATACTTTAGTTCGCTGTTTGTTCGGTGTCTCTAATAAATCGGAAAGCCGGTAAGGCGCCATGAGCTAAACTCTCGCCTCCAGTAAGTGGAGGTGGGTTTTAATTTCCGCCCGTAGAATATATGAATTAAACACGCTCTTCTATGGTTAATAAATATAAAAGCACACTCCTGGATTGCTTTCGGCAAGTGTACCGTTATTGGATGGCTCATGAAGTTGATTTCTATGTCTTTCATTGGGTTGCCTCCTTGACTTATTTATGGTTATTTGCTACTATTCCCCATAGAACACCCTTTCGATGACCACTTTTAGGATTTCGGGCGGGTGTTTTCTTTTGTTCTATATCATTGATTTTTTCACAATGGTTGGTATAATAAAAATATTCACCAAAAATCCATAGGGGGGTGAACGAAACGTTGTGGCAAGCTCGAAATTACAACGATTGACAATCTATTCGTCATATATCGAGATAGATGGCGTGGATCTCAAAAAGTTCTATTGCCATCAGGGCAGCAATCGTTGTAGCCTACGCCGTCCATCTCGGCATATGACTTTTTTATTACCAAAATCTAGAAAATGCTAGGTTAAGCTCATTAGAATTTGGAAAAATGAAAAATAATACAATGCCGATGCAGCTGTGATACTCACGTATCGTGGCAAGAAGCAATCTTAACAAGAAAGGGTTTTTATTATGTATCATTGTAATAATCCCGCTTGCGTTAAGCATATCGTATGTAAATACATTAGAAAGAATGGTAAGGTGATACGCCCAAAACGCGCCTCAGCTTTCAGTTTTTGTACCGAAGCTGAGAGTAAAAAGAAAAAAGTCGTCCGAGAGAAATAAGACGACTTAAGGACTGAAGAGCTTTAATAGATTCCTAGTGTCTATTAAAACTCTCACAGGCGTCGGAATAATCAGGCGTCTATGAGAGTTTTAATAAGATTGTAAAAGCTCGAAATGTTTGTTTTTCGTATTGTGTTTATTTGTGCCCGCCCGTATAGCAGGTTGGCATCACTGCATGTAATATTACTACTAGCTATAATAACATAGCAGCAGTAAAACAGCAACCGTATCGTAATCCTCCAACCCCTCTACACCATAAAAGCAGGCCTCGTAGACTGTAAGTAACGCAAAACCTAATTACAGAAAAGGAGAACCTGCTATGCCCTATATTACCAACATTAATGCCTCAAAAGCCAGAGGTAATGCTATGAAGTTACTCATTCAAGAAAAACTACCAGTTGGAGTAGTGGCACTTCGCCCCGAGAGTTAA